GGTTATCAATAAGTTTTTTTTAATATGATGATACAATATTCCAAAATAAGGCAGAGGATTTTTAATCCCCTGCCTTATTTATTCCTTTTATTTATGATTCAAATATTTCTCGTTCCCTTTCCGGAACCGGAAGGAACTTCTCTATATTTTCTTTTTTTCTTCTATCGACTCTGTTATTTTACGTTTATCCATATCAGCTCTTCTCCTTCTTTATTTTATTCCTATACTCTTCCCTTGCTTCCAGATATTTGTCCAGATTTCTTTTCATTCCTCTTTTGATGTCAGTTTTACACATGGTAATTTTTCTCTGTTCTGTCCGGCAATAATCTGAGCATACATTTGTTGTTGTATGGCTCTCAAATTCCCTTCCGCAGTATGCGCATATTTTTATTGCAGATTTCCTTCGTATCTTCTTTTTCTCAGTCTGTCCACTTACCTTATTGTATTCTTTCTTTCGTTCCCTCTGCCATTTCAGGTTTGCTTCCTTTTTGCAGTCATCACAAAATTTCTGTCTTCCACATTTAACAACATATTCTTTTCCGCACATCTGACATACATCTGTATCTCCGAGGTGTCTGGCTGATCCATTTTTCTTATATTGCTGATTATATTCTCTTTTTCGTTTGTCAGCACATTCCGGACATCTCTTCGCCCTTGGTCCGCCCAAGAAATTTCTTCCGCAGTCTACACATGTACGCTCTCTGATAACGCTACTTTGTTTTTTTAGACATTCTTCGCAGTAAAAAGAGTCTCCGGAGCCTTCAAAGGGGTTTCCGCAAACTGCGCATTTTCTTATCGTTCTTCCCATTTTAAGCCTCTTCTATTTCATCAGATCTTCCATTTGGCATCCAAGGGTCGTGGCCAATTTTTGAAGGGTCTCTCCAGATGCTTTTCTTATGTCGCGATCTTGGTTTTCATATTTTTGTATCATTCGGAGATTTACTCCGGATTTTTCGGAAAGTTGAGACTGCGAAAGCCCAGCTCCGTTTCTTAATTCCTTTAAAATCATTTTTACCTCTTTCTCCCGGCGCGCCCCGCCGGGTGGGTTGCATTTTTATTATACTTCTTCCAGGATTGCTCTGTGTCCTTTCATATTTTTGTCCAGTGCGTAAAAGTAAGGATTTTTATTGCCCTGCAGAACCTCGTTAATATCGTAGGTCCATCCCCAAGGAGACTCCACCATTACGCTTCCTGTTACGCTCTGGAACACCTCCCATCCCTCCGGAATTTTTACGGTCATTCTGTCTGAGCAAGTCGCTGTCGGATGCTGCCCTCCGTAAGTATAAACATTTCTCTTTTCTGCTGCCAACACTCCGTAGTTGCAATAAATTTCGATTGTTTTCATTTAATTATCCTCCTTTATTTGCTTTTGTTATTTTTATCCCCCGTTATGCCGATAGGTCAGCTTTTTTTATGCGTGCATTCTCTTGTTGACTTCCGCGTATGCAATGCGTTTGATTCTATCAAAAGAAAATATGTCACGTCTTTCGATGATGAGAGCGGCGCTGTCGGATAATGCCAGAGCATCATCTAACATTTTTCTCATTTCTGTAAAAACTTCAACTCTAACCTCGATTTCTATCTTTTCCTCTGGACGTGTTTCTGGATCACAGCTTGCTATGATTTTTTTTGTATAATGCTATTGCGCTATCAATATTCTGATATGCTTCATTGATAATGTCCTGTGCCCATGCAATCTGTTTTGGGCTTCCTTTTAATTCTTTCATTTCTTTTGCTTCCTTCCATGCTTTTTTTAATCCGGAGGAAATTGTTTCTCCTGCCTTTTTAACCAGTTCCCATGCTCTTTTCATGATATTTGATAAGTTGTATTTTCTCATTTTGTTTTCCTCCGTTCTTTATCTTATGAACCCATTATACCTCTATAGGTGTATAAAATCTATTGACATAATAGCCAAAAATACATATTATTTTTTGTATATTTTATACATCTGTAGGGGTATATATAAACAATAAAAAAAGGGCAGCCGAAGCCGCCCTTAAATTTTACTTATTACAGAGCAATTAAATCTCTCCATGTTTTCTCCCCGCAGATACCATCTACTTCCAGGACGCCTTTACGGCTCTCCTGATACTTGGTCAACGCATGGATTGTATTTGTTCCGGCATCGCGGTCAAGTTTTAATTCTTTGCCATCCTTGCCCTTAAATCCTCTCGCTCTTAAAATCTCCTGCAGTAATAATACGGATAATCCGCTGTCTCCTTTTTTTACTGTTTTTGGCTCGAACATATAATGACCTCCTGTTGATGTGGTTGGTTTATTGGTTGGTTTTTCGGGTGCCGCGCCCATATATGCTGCGGTCTTGCGTTTAAACTCTGGCCAGAGTCCCTCGTCCTGGATCCGGCGCGGGCAATGTTTCCGGGACGCATCATAATGGCGCTTCAGACGATCTGTTCCCCATCCATACTGTTTTAAGAGAGATGCTGCGAGCTGCTCTGCCTTATCCACTGCTTTGTAATAATCACTCTCCGGATTGACGCAGATCTCGATATTGATGGAGTTGCGGTTTGTGATACCATATTTTCCGCCGCCGTCCCCTACTGCCCAGGCTCCGTCCTTATGGTCAAGGGTCTGATAAATACTCTTGGAATCCACATAATAGTGGACAGTCCCGGCAAGGTTGCCGTTTTTCATAGCAGTTGCGTGAGCTTTCGCATTTGCTCCTTTGCTCCAGTTATCTGTTTCGTGGATTACGACATAAGCGGGCTTATTCTGTCCCGGGTAACAATTCTTTTTTGTAAGCATTTTGATAATCTTCATGGTTTCCTCTCTTTCCCCTGTTTCCAGGATGTTTGATAAAATATCCAAAATTTTATTTCCATATTCTTTTCCTGACGCCCATCCAGCGCCGGAAGGATTCTCCTGGATCCCCAGCCACTCCACATAAGGTGCACAGCCACGTTTTACGTAGATAAATCTGGGATCGATGCAGCGCTGTTCCAGGGCATCGTCACAGGCGTAGGCTTTAAGATGCTGTATCTGCGCCCGGACGCCCTCTTTGGGGGTTTTAAATGAGCTTCCCTTGACTCCGGTGCTTGTAACTCCCATGCCGCAAAAGTTGTTCTGGTCCAGTGTGACCGCGCTGCCTTTAAAGGTAAAGTTACCAGTCTCCAAACAGCTCTGAGCAAAAGCAATGTCTCCACGGACGCCCTCAAGCGCGCCCTCTGTGATATACAGTGGTATCATAGCAAGGACACTCTCCGGCGCTTTTGGATTTACTTTTTTGATGTAAGCTCGCATCTGCTCAATGGATGCCTGAGCCTGTCCCATTATCTTTGTCGACATATCAGTGATTCTCCTCTTCATATATGATTTCTAATCCATATGTGACCGCTGCTTCATGCTCGAGCCTGCACCCTCTGGCATTCTCCCAGCCCTTACAAAAGTACGCAGCATGGCACAAGGACATATTTTCAAGGGATTTTGCCAGGAAGCAAAGCGGAATCTGCACAACTCCACGTTCTTTCATTTTCTCCTGACTATACCATTCATCTGTAAACAGAGTGTTCACAATCTTGTACCCTTTATCTTCAAGAGCTTTTATAGCTTTTTCTCTGGTTTTAATAATCTCTTCTTCTGTTTTTCCTGCCATTGGCTGACTTAACATCGCCTTCATGTTCTTTTCCTCCTATTTAAAAAGAGGACGATTACTCGCCCTCCGAATCCTTATACTTTGTCCTGTCCCAGATCTCTTTGATCTTTTCCCATCCGCCAGTTGATACTAAATAAACAATAAAAGCAGCCATAAAAGAGGCAAACACATAATACCAAGTGATTGTGATCTTAAAATATGTACACAGTACAACCAGAGCCACTGGGCACAGGACCATAGATGTAATCAGTGCCACTGCACTTGTTGGAATCTTCGCCAGAAATGGCATTTCCTTGATTACCTGTACCACAATAGACACCATAAAAGCCAGCACTCCTAAAAGCGCCATACCAAAAGTTACATACTGCATTACTGTGTTAATATCCATAAATTAATCCTCTCTTTCTACAATTTCGTCAATTCGATGGTGTGCTGACTTTGTAGACTGTTCTACAATCGCCATACGTTCTACAAGATTGTTATGTTTCTTTACTTTTTCTTCCAACTGCTCCAGTCGGTAGGTTGTAAGCTTATTCGCCGTCATGATTCCGGCAAGGCTGCCCACAAGTGTTCCAAGTAAGGAGCAAATGGCAACTACTATTTCTGGCTGCATATGTTACCCCTTTCTATTCCTCTGTGTGGCAGATATTTGTAAGCTTTTTGTATACGTCCTCATACAGCTCCTGCTTATCTCCATTAAAGGTATACTCTGCATAGATTCCGTCCCCGGATACTGTGGTAGATGCCAGACATTTGTAGTTCTGGAGAGTTTTGCAGCTCCAAACAATAAATACATCCCCTAAGTCAATATGAGTTTCTGGTCTGTTTTTGTTATACCATTCTACTAATTTTTTCTGGCAAACGCTTTCAAAATGTTTCATTCCTGTAATAATCATTTCTTTCTCCTTTCTTTTGCGCCGGCGCAAATTTAAGTAAAATAAAAAGACCCCTACGGTCTGTCTCTGATTTCCATATTTCTCTCCTCCTTATGCCTTTATCCCGATTCCTTTTTCTTTTAACATCTCATCCTGCAACGCATACGCCTTATCCATAAATGCAGCATAATCCTGTAAGCACTGGGTGCGGTTCTTTTTGTAAAGGTCTTTGTCGATCTGCCAGTTGCTGATACTGATATTTTCCGGATTCTCACTGTCAATCTCTGCGGAGTATCCTTCTACTGCCGTTGCTTCAATCAGGGATTCCCCTGTAAGTTTGATATTTTTCTTTACTTTTAACATATATTTCCTCCTTTTTGCAGGCGGAAGTTACCCCTCCGCCTGAAGCTTTTTAATCTGTTCTGCCTGTATCGCAAGCTGGTTAAATGCTTGCTGTAATTGATACTGCAAGGACGATACCTGCGCCCTCAAAGATATGGTATCTCCTTCCTGCTGACATCTGACTTTTTTTATCTGTTCCTGCAAGTCTTCCGCCTTACTGCTTAATTCCTGTACACCTTTTATTACATACGGCATCAGCTCCAGGGTTTTGATTCCCAAAATTCCTGCATCGTTAGCTTCCACCAGCTCCGGAAAGACACTCTGCATATTTTGTGCTGTAAACCCTGCTTTTACCTGTTCCCCCGTTTCTTTCCATGCGTAAGATACGATTCCCAAACGACTTAACTCTGGAAGGACAGACCTGGTAAAAGGTAAAATATTTGTTTTTAAACGCTCATCTGAGGAGTTGATGATGGACTTATGGTTCATATCCAAGTTTACCCACGCTCTCAGACTGTTTTTATAAATATATAAACCAGGAGTATTCTGGCACGACAGCAGCAAACCACTATTACTGGCATTAATCCGTGTTACTCTCGCAGTAGCAGAATTGCTGTTCTGTCCATGTTCATCAAATCCAATACTTGCCTCTATGCTGTCTTTATTTCTGTAAAACCAGATTTCTCCGTTTCGGAGTTCCACAGTAGTTGATGCAGACCAACCATCATTTCCTGTACACGTTACCGTTCCTTCCTGTATGGTTGTCCTGTAGTTTGTATTTTTCTTGTCTCTGGATATGATACTTCCGTCATATCTCATTTCCAAAACATTTACCCAATTCTCATTTACCTTTGTCTGTGCCACAAAGGCATTTGTCTTATTAAAATCATAAGAACCAAAATACGCCGCATACGTACCGCTGGAATCCACACTGTACAATCTGGTGGAGTTGATCTGGAATCCTCCGATTTCTCCTTTCGAGCCCTGTAAAGTAACGCCTCGTATTGTACCCGTGGCTGTAATGTCCTGGGCGAATAAATCTTTTACATTTATCTTTGCTGCAGTCACTGCCTGCGCTGCCAGTTTATCCGTTGTGATCGAGCCAGAGGCAATTTTTGACGCTGTGATCGCACCATCTACAATCAGGTTTCCTTTGTTACGCTTGTGTAGAGATATATTTTTTGCATATATCTGTATTTTGGTATCGCTTACATCATTGATACCGACTGCATAAAACCCATGCTGCCGTATACTTCCAAGCTTAATAGTTCCAGAAAAGGTTTTATCGGAAGTGGTGATTTGCACGTTTGTACCCTGGTGCATTCCCCGGAAGGTTGCAACCCCATTCGTAATGTCATAAAACCATACGGCAATATAGCAATATCCTACTGCCGCTCCATGAGCCGTAAACTCATAATAAAGTTCGTCCCCATCACAAAAAGAATTGGGCTTATAGGAGGATAAAGCCAGATACTGGACGGAAGCGTTCTTTTTGGCGATATACCCTCCTGTAAACAGCGTTTCCGAGCCTACAGAGAACGGGTGCGTTCCTGCCGGTATCGCAGACTGTGGAAGGGATTCGTTGACGTCAACGAGATTTGTAAAATCCCCCAGGGCAATCTGTGCGGCTGTTATGGTGTTTGTACGGATAAATCCGCCGTTTATGGTAGTGGTAGCTGATACTGCTCCTCCTGTCCAAGCTTTTACCATAGTGAGGAGATTTATCATGTTCCCGCCGTTTGTGTTTGTCCAGTCATATCCTTTATCCCAGTTTGCCTTATTGTTATTTACTATAGATGTAATTGTATCTGCTGTGGATTTTGCTGTGTTGGCGGTGCTCTGAGCTGCATTTGCCGCAGACTGGGCAGTTGCCGCATTGTTTTTGGCAGTGTTTGCCGTACTCTGAGCGGTGTTGATTTTACTCTGTGTATCACTGTTCAATCCCGAAAATGTTACAAGCCCCTTAAGATTAATGGCATTTGCCACAAGGGTCGCTGTCCGGTCTGTCAGCTCAAAATTTGTGGCTGAAGTTCCGGATTTGACAAGCCAGAGAAATTTATTGCTTGTCTGGTTTGCGAGAGTCTCTACACTGGCAATATATTTTTCGTTTTCTTTCACACCGTTTTCCACGGTTTCCACATATTTTGAGGTGGCATAGTAATCCCCTACTGTGGAGAGGATCCCGTCCTTTGTGATCTTCTGGCTTGCCTCCTGCTTCCAGGATTCTAAAGAGGTCACTTTTCCAGATACCGAGGATACCTCTGTTTTGGTTGCGTAGGTTCTTGACACGGTACTGGTAATGCTGTCTTTTGCCGCGGTAATGGCAGCGTTCATTTGCACAGTAGTGGAGTAATTTATAAATTTCCCGTCCACTTCCGCGATGTCTTCTTCTATATCTTCCACTGCCGGGCTCCAATCGGAGACTTTGTTGGCTTTTTCCAGCTGCACATCATCCCACCAGATCGTGCCTGTAAAATCACGGGCAAAAATAGATATGCGCATACTTGTAATACCGGCTACATTTGGAATCTGGAAAGTCAGAACCTTCCGCTCCCAGTCGTCCGTCAAAGGCATATCTCCGGATAAGATTGCTTCCTGAGCCTTCCATTCATCATCTGTACCATAAAAAGAAGCATAAATAGAAACGAAATAGTTTGTCGTCCCTTTTACTATGTTGGCACCCTTCGCCCATCCAGACAGCGTATAACATTCTCCTGTTTTTACCGAAAAAACCGTACTATGAGTAATTGTGGAATCGGTTCTCAATTTCCCAACTTGCTTTAAACAGTTCTCTCCATTTCTCCCTTCCCGTACAACTGCGGCATACTCGGAGCGGGCAACCCAATATTTCAGCCCCTCATTAAATGTAGAGTTACGAAGCAAATTTCTTCCGCCAAACTGTATATTGTTTACAGCCTCTTCAATATCCGTCTGTTCCACTTTCAGGGCGATCTGTCCCTTCATGACGCTGATGGATGATTCCGCTGCATTTAAGCGGCTCTTTGCTGTGGCAATTTCCCCGTTTACAGTAGTCTTATAAGATTCATACTCCTGCGTAGATACCTTCAATTTGATTGCATTCTCATTGGCGGTAATGCGTGCGGCGTGGTCGGTAAGGGTTTCCCCATGTTCTGTGGTAAGCTGTCTCTGCTCAGTAAGCTCCACATTCAGGGTCTTGTTCCCTACCTGCACCACCGTTCCGGAGATGGACACTCCCTGCTCTGTAAGGGCGGTGTTAAAGCTTTTTAAATCCAGCTTTAGCGCATTGATAGCCGCATCGTCCGCCACCATCTTATCCCGGATAATCTTCCGCTGTATGGTGCTTTCTGTGGCTCCCAGGGCATCCCATATAAGTTTCCCTGCCTTATCCCACACGGACAGGCTGTATTCCCCGGATGCGTCCTTCCCAATCTGTACCCGGACTCTCTGGAGGTCTTTTATCTGTATGGTGTTGTCTGAGATTCTCAAATGCCCGTCTGAGCCCGCCACGGTAATAATGGCGGTATCAATAGTCCCGGCGGTAAGCTTATTGGCAGACACCCTGGAAATCTGGGCATCTCCGATGCTTCCTTCCAAAAGCCAGCCTTTTGCCGCCACCAGTTCCTCTGTGGTGGTCTTCTCAAAAGCGGCAAATTTTCCGGAGAGACTGGTAATCTGCGCATTGGTGGCATTTAAGTTCCCTATGGTGGCATATCCGGCAAGAAGTGTCTTTACTTCTGCATCCGTGATATACGCCTTTTCAATCTTTGCTACCCTTGCGGTCAGCTCCGTTACATCCAACTGCTCAATCTCTGCTTTCAAAGCGTTCAAGTTGTCTATGGTGGCATAGGTAATCTTCGCCGTATCCACATCCAACTTATTAATCATGGCGTGGTCGATCAGCACAAGCTGCGCATAAAGCCGGTCCATGTTCTGGGTGTTTGGTCCGGTAAATCCGGCACTCTGCTCGGCTTCCGTTTTTCCCACTGCCTCTACTTCCGTGGAGAGCCCTCCGTCATACTCCTGGGTAAGCTTCATGGCAGGAACTTTATAGGAGTTTCCGTTTCTGTCCTCTACAGTAAGGACGTCCCACGGGTCTATGCGAGGGTCTCCCAGAAACCGGAAACTTCCCGGCATATATGTGTAATTCCTAAGCTTTCCCCAGACGTTATCCAGGGCGGTCTGGTCCATGAATGGATTTGAAAAATAAATCCCTCTCACACCGTCCCCCACATGGATGGAAATGTCTTCCCCTTTCTTGTTTTTCCCGGTGTAGCAGGTAATTTTGCCTAATACAAACGGCAGGTCATTATGGGTAAAGCTGTCCCAGTAACGTCCTGCCGTAACGGTATAATCATTGTCCTCGTAAGATTTGATTTCGATTTTTCCGGCACGGTTGCAGATGGCAAACCCTCCGTAAAGCTGCGCCACATAAGAGAGCACTTCCCTGCAGGTATACCCCACTGGTTTTTTTATGGGTATGGCTGTGAGCCCCTCTGTCACAACCTCTACGCCTGCAATCGTCCCAACGCCTTTTAACACTGCAACGGTATTTGTGCTGTCCGGAAGCTCCAGAAAACAGGCACATTCCATTTTTACCATGCGGTCGTAAGCCGTAATGGAAAGGCGTTCCTCATCTCCTTTTGGTTTTTCCGCCGTAAAATACCCCATCGGGATATATTCCCCATTTAAGCCTAATTCAAGTAAAAATTCATACCCCTCAAAACGTGTCCCTGTCTTTTCGATTTCCAGTTCCACATATCTGGAAACAGCGGATCCAAGGGAAAAATCATCTTCCGAGCTAGAGCCGCCATTTATCCTTATACTCAATATGCCTTCGGTTATGGTCTTTCCTTCCAGAGTAATCCGTGCCTGGAAGGTTCGGGAATCCTGCTGTATCCAGTTCCCAAAGGCTTCTGATGACTGATACATCAGGCATTACCTCCCTTTATTTCTTTTTGTCTGACAGGATAGGAAGGAGATTTAAAATCTGGTTGGGGCTTGGCGCCATTTTCTTTATATCCCCCATTGTAAACAGGATAAGGGAAACCTCCCCCTCCGCGTCCATAAGACGGTTGTACTCCTCATAATATTTCTTCCGGTCTGTGAGTTCCACCACACCGTTCGCATCTGCTGCCAGCTTCCCGTTCTCATCCTTCTTCCCGTATTTTTCCAGGAGCTTTTCTTTTTCATTCAAGACAGGTTCTGTCATTTTCGACAGCTCATAATTGTTACGAGCAATGTTTACACCCAGCACCGGATCAATATCCCCTCTGTTCCCAATTTCAATCAAAGTCGTGTGCATGTTAATCATCTGCTTGTTTGTCAGTTTCATTTTGTTTTCCTCCTATTTTTGAATCATGTTTACAGATGCGCTGCGGTAATAAAATATTCCATCGCCGATATATCCCAGCACATCTTTGCTTAAAGTCCCCCGGTAAGAGGATATTGTCATATCAATGCCATCGTCCCGGAAGGAAATGGGAAAGAAGCCGGCTATCATCACTTTTTTAATGAGAGCCAGTTCCGTTTCTGTAAGAATCCCCCAGGTTATGCTGACGTTCTTTTTCTGGGCTATGACATCCCCAATCATAGTCCCGGATGCAGACCGCCCTGTATTAGAAGACCATATGATCTCATCGTCAATTTTCATTTGTGTAGGAGCCGGAAGCGTAATGCTTCCAGACCACAATATTTTCTTTTCCACCTTACGCCTCCTTAAAATTTAATCTCACATTTTCCTGTGCTTTTTGTAACTGCATTAGTTTTCTCAATGAAATACTTACGCAGCGCCTCTTCATCGATTGTGACCGGCTTTATTTTCAACAGAAGTTCTAATATCTGTTTCAATATTGCCAGTACCTCCGGCGGGAATCCGTTTCCTGCTGCCCGCACCGCTTCCATTGCCATTTCCCTGAGCTTATCCTCTGGCGCTACCACTTCTCCCTGGTGGCGGTTATCTCCAATCATGGCAAGCTGAGGGGCGTTCTTTTTCACATAGCCGCCCTGGGCGAGATGTGAAATTGTTGACACGCTCGGAAGAGATAATCCGTAATGCCCCTGATACCGTGTTCTCGTAAAAGGATTTTTGAAATCATAATTAAACGAAAAAGCATTCTCTATTGCAGACAATCCTGCATTGAGTTTCCCGATTAAATTGTTAATAATATCAATCACGCAGTTTAACGGTGTCTTTGCCAGTGTAATTAAGTTATCAAAAATACCTCCAAAAATATTTTTAACGCCTTCCCATGCACGCTTCCAGTCCGAAGTAAACACACCTTTTACAAAGTCTACAATTCCACCGAATACGTCTTTGATATTCTTCCATATTCGTTTTACGGAACTCAAAAAGGTATTTAATACTTCGCCCAGAACACCAAAGCTCTTAGACCAGTCTGTTTCGAAAATATTTTTTATGTAATTTGAAAAAGGTGTAAAAACATACTTTTTCACGAAAGAAAAAACAGAGTCCGCAATCTTTTTAAAGCCTTCCAGAATCTGTCCTATCCCTTGCCAGCATAAGTCAAAATCGCCCTTGAATACTCCTGTGCAAAAATCCAGGAATCCTCCAAGTATATCTGTAATTCCGCTTACCACATCTCCGGCTACGGAAAGTAAATCAAGGAATAAGTCTCCTATTCCCATCAGAATCGGTCCCAAAACCGGCATAATTGTATTGACAATCCACTCTATAAACGGCACCAGCGCAGTTTCCCATAATGCTTTGAGATTTTCAAATATTTTTCCCAGCAGTTCTATGATTCCATTTAGCGCCGGCTGTATATGTTCTCTCCACACACTTCCGAACTTCTCAGCAAGATAATCCAGAACTGGAGCAATATAAGTATTGTATCCATCTAAAATAATGCCAAGAAGATGCGAAATCCCTTCTGAAACAGAATCAAAAAATGGCTTGATACTGGTATCATAAACTTCAAATACTTTCTGGAATGTTTGTTGCACAGAAGAATATATCGTATCCAGAACAATTCGTATGGGTTCCAGTGTATTTTCAAAAGCTGTTTTTATTTTCTGTACATTATCTGTTACAGGAAATACAACCAGTTCCGAAATATCACGTACAAACCTCAGCCCTAAGTCTACAGCTCCCAGAAAGCCGTCCGAAAAAATCCCTATAATGTTTGCTGTAATTCCTTTTGCATCGCTTCCGGAAAATACGTCAAAAATTTCAGCCAGAGCGACAGATAAATCGCCCGCCAACGCCTGTATTTCTGATGTAACATCGAATAGTGAGATTATCCGCCTTTTAATCCAGTTCTTATTTTTCGACAGGTATTTATCAATACCACCTATCAGATTATCCGCTATCGTCAATCCGATACGTGCCGCCGAACCTGTAATTTTTCCAAAGGCAAGAACAAAGGAATCTGCCCATTTATCCGCTGCATTTGCTACATAAGAATCCGTAGCTATTTCCTTTAAGGTCTTTTTTATGTTCTTTAATCCCTTATTAATGGACTTTATCTTCTTTTCCGAATCTCCAAGTCCAATACGAAAACCATTCTTGAATATTTCTGCCAGTTCCTTGCAATGCTTAATTAAAGCAGATATTTTTTCATCGGTTTGATCTATGACTGTCTCGCCCTGTGCCAGACTGCCAAAATCTACCGCACTTCCTCCGATCCCGGAACCACCGCCTGTTGAGGGAGGAGAAGAATTTCCGGAATCCTCAGAAGACGTATCGTCCAGACGGTTAATCTGGTCGAAGCCCATAAGCGCCCGCATTTCCTTTGCCGCTTTTTTTGCGGCATTTCCAACACCTTTGGTCGCTTTACTCAAACTGTTGGCGGCAGAGGCAGAATTATTCAGACTTTCACTGGCAGTCGAAGCCGCTCCTCCCAGTTCTGCTACCGGTGCCGCTGTTTTTCCGGATTGTGATTTCTTTCCGGTAATCAGCTCTGTAAAAGCTTTAAAGGCATTTGCCAGTGTGGAGAGCTTACCGAGTACCGTATTTATCACTTTAATTACGGGTGTAAACAGATTGATAAGTCCCTGTCCCAGTGTTGCTTTCAGGGAATCCATTTGCAGCTTCATAATACGCACCTGGTTTGCCCACGAATCCGAGGTGCGCGCAAAGTCTCCGGTGGCTGCCGTCAGTTGGTTCTGGACAAAAGCATATCTGAGAGCAACCTTCTCTGCTTCCGACATCTGCTGGGTGGTTTTTCCGAAACCATTTGCCATTGCATAAGCATCCAGTGCTGTCTGGGTCATGACAACCCCTAACTCTTTTAAGGATTCTGTTTCTCCGGTAAATACGGATTTCAGCTTTGTATATGCCTCGTCCTGACTGATATTATAAAAGGACGCCACATCTCCCGCTAATCCGGTGAGTGTCGTTCCCATATCATACGCAGCCTTTTCAGAGAAACCGAACGCTTTCGCCATAGCTCCAAACGTCCCACTATAGCGTTTTGCCATAGTTTCCGACAAGCCGAAGCTCTGTGCTGCTGACTTTGCAAATTTGTCCACCTGTGCCGTCATGGACGGGAATGTCACATCTACTACGTTCTGGACTTCGCTCAAGTCAGAGCCAAGTTCCAGACAGGATTTCCCAAAATCTACTATCTTTTTTACTGCAAAAGCAGAAGCCAGCATCGCACCCGTCTTTTTTGCAAGACTCTGGATTCCTGACATCTGCTTATTAAACGCTTTTTGATTGACAACGAGGTCAAGACCAATCTGACCAATACTTGTAACGCTCATGGCTTGCACCTCCCCGGCATCTTACTTTCTTTTTCTCAATTACCGCCACCTCCTGCCATCTGTATAAACGCTGTTTTCATCTCTTCCAGCATTTTCATTATGTTTTTCCGTGGGACTGATTTTGCGTGCCTGTTACGCCATGCGCTCCGGATCCGCTTCTGCTCTTTTGTAAAGTTCTTGAGGATTTCCTTGTCCTCCTCTGCCCGGATTGACACAATCCTGCCAAGTGCGGTGTCTGGTCCCAGTCCCACCAGCAAATCCCGGAACTCTCCCCATTTCATACCGCGAGGTAGTTCCCGGGATAAACGTATCCCGTACTGTGACTGAAAAGATGATACAATCAGACCGAAATCATCTGTCAGATCATAGTACGGGTCACTGCTCTCCCTCTTCGTCTTCCCCCATTACAAGTGCCATTGCCTCCTGGACGATTACCATAAGAGATTTCGCAGAAAGCTTTTTCTTTCCTTTTTTGATATTGCAGATCTTCTCTACGTCTTCCGGCTTGAAGATCAGGTTCAACGCCTCTTCTACCGCCTGAAGCTCCCCTTTGTTTCCAAAAGCTCCCATAAGGCGTAACATCGTCTCCGCATCGGCGTTTACTTCTACTTCCAGAGTTCCGATCTGCATGACCGGATTCTCCTCAAAACATAATTTTTCTGTAATGTCTACAATCTTTGCCATTTATTTTCCCTCCTTCATGGTCTGTTCCAGTTTTTTCATAGATGCTTTCATCATTGCCTGCGACATTTCAGACGGCGGTGTAATGGTTGGTTTTCCATTGCTCATAATGTCAAATTCCAACGGACCGACTGCTGTGGAGTCCCCGGCTCCGATATTGGTTATATTAAACACTGCCTCGTTCCAGGATATGGTTGTTCCGTCCGGGAAAATCCAGCCGAAATAGCCTTCCGTATCCCTTCCGTTCAGGAATGCTTTTCCTGCCACAAAATCATTTCCCTTGTCGCCTACATTTCTTTTTCCCGTTACTGAGATTGTGATACTTTTCGCAGTCGGCAGACGTCGAATCCAACCTTCTGTATCAAAAGGCGTCCACTCCTCTACCCCGTTATCGAAGGACACGGAAAAGCTTTCCATATCCGCGATCCCTGTTGCTCCTTCTTTCGCAGCTCCTACCTGAAACTGGTTTTCATAACATGGAAATACTCCTGTTTTCTTACTTGGTTCCGGCATTTTCATTCTCCTTTCTGCATATAAAAGCCGCTTCTATGACCATTTCATAGACACCGGAATCGTCTGTTCCTACGTCCTGCAAATCATAAAGCGGCTGGATAAATTTTATCTTTCCTTTTTCTCTTGTAGCCGTCAAAGCGTCAAACAGACGTTTCCCGGCTTCTTCTGTTTCTGTTGGGGATTTGTTCCAGTGTATCAGCAAAGTGACATATTTCGTCTCATAGGAGCGCATCTGAACCCCTCCCAGTGGCACTTTGTATTCATAGGTATGCTTGCTGTTGTAAACCCCTATGACTTCCCGCAAATTACCAGGCATTTTTCCTATATACACCTTTTCCGACACACCAAGGGATTCTATGTAATCCCGGATTTCTCTCAACATCATATGCCTGTCAGCCTCCTGTAGATATTTTTAAACGCCTCCGCTGCAAAATCAGCCTCTTTTCCACCTGGCAGCCAGTCTGCATACCATTTGCCTTTTGCGTTTGGATTACCGTCATGCTTTACATGATGTTTTACGCCTTCCTTATCTGTCCATTCCTCTTCCCACGGACCTTTATGGAAATGATATTCTGGATGGAAATATAATCGTCTTGCATACGGTTCTGCATGTATCAGGGACACTTTTCCTTCTGCAGACCTTGAATTATCTACAAAAAAGCTTTCTCCCTGCAAAGCTCCGTCTTTCCTAGGAACCACCTGCGCCTGTACTACTTCTTCATGAAGCAATTCTGCTGTCCGTTCCAGTGCCGTTACCTGTGCCTGGGTAAGCTGCTTTATTTTCGGCATATTCAATTTTACTTTTGAGCTGACCTTTATCATATGAGCAATACCTCCGTAAAATTTACGCTTCCGTCCGGGTTTCTCGCCTTTCGCCCCTCCAGAATCCTCCGCTCTGCTCCAAAGATAACCGCAGTACCTCCGGATATGACAGCAAGTTCCGGACAGATGTCTTTCGGAAACAGGGCAGTTCCTGTGATCTGCACCAGTTTCTTTTCAGAGGTTAAAACAGTCTTTGCTTTATCCTGATAATTGCATTTTCCAGTATATCGAACAGGCTCCAGCGGCTCCCCGTATTTGTCAATCCCCTCCTGCTCCATTTCCAGGGATATGTCTGTCTTACATAATTTTTCCGGTACTAATTTTGGATACCTCATATCATCACCTCAACAATCCGCAACACAGACCAGTCTGGCAAAGCAACGCGTAATCGTCCCTTTTCATGGCAATGCCCCTGTCGGTAAATACATTCCACGAACTGCCAAACTGAGCTGATACTCCGTTTATGCTGTACGAACTCAAAATACTGCTGATTTCATCTGCATTTTCATATTCAAATTCTGCTTGGCGGCACACAACTTCCTGAATCACATTTTTCTGAAATTCTGTCAGATTATCAAATCCCTGACCTACAATCCGGTTATAGGTCAGGGTATCTATATGTCTTGATGCCTGCATAAGAAATCTTCTAAGGCTATCTTCCGAAATCAGGTTACCTCCATAATTCGATTCATAATACCGTTCCGTTGCATATGGAATATACGGCATCTATACCACCTCACTTCTTTGCAGACTTTGTTTTTGGCTCCTCTGGCTTTTCACTTGCCTGTGAAGTTTCAGTCTGTGCAAGCTTTTCCTTTAAGGCTTCATTTTCCTTTTTCAGAGCTTCATTTTCCTTTTTCAGAGCTGCATATTCCTCGTAAGGAATATTTTTTCCAATACCATAAACGATAATTTCTCCGTCATCAGAAAAAATATCAAAGCCATCATTCTGATAGCGTTCTTTCTCCTCTTCTGTAATGGTATAGACCTTATTTCCTTTTTCTGCTCTCATCAGTCCTGCGCCTCCCTGTTAATGGCAATACCACAGGATTTTCTTTCAATCAGGAAGGTATCTGTGTAGTACCTATTCTGATATACATACTTATCCGCGGTACGACTGTCAGTTCCCGGAGTAAACAGCTTCATGTATGCATATTTATCACGGGAGATTACACAGGACGGATGCACCAGCATCATATTAATCTGCTTCGCATCTACTGCCGGAGTGCATCCATCCGTAAAATTATACTTTGTCTTAAACCTTGCAGAGGGTACAGGTTTCAGCTTTACATCATCCAGACCGTGAACCTGACGGTTGATCACACCTGCAGCACCGACACTCATTGTCCTAGTGATACCATCTGCATTTTTCAGAAGCTTCTGCATTGCAGAGGTCAGATACAGAATTCTTCCTTCTTGTGGAACGGATTTATCATCCATAACCGCCATCCGTTCATCAAACCATTCCAAAATATTAGATATCGTAAGTGCTGTCTCATCTACAACCGCGCCCTTGGATTTATAGGAAGTTGCTTCTGTAAGAAGCTTGGAAAACCGGTAACTATCCTTTTCCGGAATTGCCTGCTCTTCCTCAAAAACATTCTGGATATTTGCAATTTCTGTTACCAGATTGGTCTCATCTACATCCATAGGGTCAATTGCAAACTCAATATCTCTGTCATGGGCAAGTTTCTTCGGCTCCCAGTCGTTGGATACTGTACCCGTATTAAATCCCATGTTTGTTCTGTTATGGTCTTTATAACCAGACACGGTTAATCTTGGAATCTTGATTGTCTGAGCATTCATGAACTTAATTCCGGGATTAGACTGAGTAAGTTCATAAGATACCAATTCCCTTTCGTACTTCTGTGCCAGCTGTCTTTCAAACTGATCTGCATATTCGTATACTGCCATTTCTTATTTCTCCTTTACTTTTTATTTCCGAAAATTGCTGCCAACTGATCTTCTGTAGTCGAAGCGCCCTGTCCTCCTCCGGATCCGATCTGGCGGAATCCACCCTGAGGTGTCTGTGTGCCCGGTTTCAGCTGTGGCAGCTCTTCCAAGACGGTGTTTAATGCTGCTTTTAAATTTTCTTTGTTGATAGTTCCTTTTTCATCTGCGGCTTTTGACAAATCTGCCAGTTTCAGCACATAAGGCATGGTTTTTAAATCAACACCAAGCTCTCCCGCCATGAACATAGCTTCTTTCTCGATATTTGCCTGCTGTGCCGCTGCCTGAGCCTGTGTTGCCTGCTGCTGAAGCGCACCAACATCCGGAGTGTTTTGAGCTTTCTGCTGTTTAAAGGTCGCAATGGCCTGTTCTGCCTCCTGCTGCGAAAGCCCCTGCTGTTTGAAGTACCCTTTCAGAACCGTTTCTTCTGTAGCAGACTGTTTCCCTGCTACAATACTGGCCAGTTTCTCATAATCAAACTGGATAGTCTGCTGCCCTGTTGCTGTTCCCTCTCCGCCAGCCGGAGGAGTTCCTCCTTCGCTTCCCGTTCCGCCTGTCGGTTCTGCAAATAACTGGAGGTTCATTGCAATTTTGTTTTTCATGTTACATTTCTCCTTTCACAGTTGTAAGAGTGTCTCTCTTTAACAGTTTTACGTGTGTCTCACAAAACAGTTGATAACCCGGTGTCTCCGTGTAGTTTAGGCTCTTCGGAGCATAAAAATAACACCCGGTTCTTTACCGCGTGCTTCTCCCATTGCGCCGGCGCAATTATTTAAAAATGGGTATAAAAATACCACCGGTCTTTCTGACTGGTGGTATCAAATAAATTCTACTTCTTTCCCTTCAAAATCTCCCATATCCGCTATCGCAATATGATTCGGAAGGTCATATACCGGAACAGGCTCATATTCCTTCCCAGAAATTTTATATTTAGTATATTCTGTTTTGGGCAGGCTCTGATTTAATTCAAGTGCCAGATATTTCCCTATTTTCCACTGGCTAACTACTTTATACCTCATCATTTACCGTCCTTTCTATATTCCTTCAATTGCCGTTGATAGGATTCTAACTGATTCTTTGTTAATTCAATCTCATTTCTTGGAATCTTATATTTATCCGCATTTTTCAGAAGATACTGTTTTGCATCTATTTCATTCAGAATACTACGAAGCGGCTCTCTTTTATCATCATTCATTTTTAACATATTCTGTTCAAAATGATATGTTTCTTCCAGCACTTCACTGATACATACATCTTTTCGGAAAATAAGCACATCGCCTATATTAGATGCCGCTGCGCCTTGTTTTTCCAGATGTTCTTCCGCCTCTTTTGTCCCTCTGATAATAACAGCACCTTTTTTCCGTGCTGCTATCGTTAAATTATTAAAGGTTTCATCTGTAATAAACCTAAACCCGTCTCTTGCATCATCTGTCTTTCTGTATAGTTCCATTATACCAGAGTCAGTAGTTTTTGCAATCTGTTTTGCATTTGACTTTTGCATTGCCTCAGAGATAACTTTTTCTATCCCATCAGGAATTTTCTCGCCTTTGTGCATTGCCAGAAAGCCTTCTGCGAACGTCTCATAAGGATTTTCAGTAGCATACTTACTGATTTTTGATGCTTCTACTTTTGCCTCTCTGGAGTATGTTGTGTTAATCTCATATTCCCAATTTTTACCAACTATTCTCCCCCCAAGGTTTTTCATGCCGAACACATCTTTTTTCTGGACATAATCCGAACTGGCATGTCGATGGATGAAATGACCATACTCATGTACAAGTACATCTGAAAGATTCTCTCTTACAGCTTGCCTGGAAATATTGAAATTAATCTCGGCATTGGCTTTTTCCAGTATCGCTTTATTTCTTTCATATCCCTTTACTGACTGGTCAGCCAAAATTTTTCCTGCTTTTTCTATCCGTTCTTTGGACACTTCCTTAACATGATAATGTTTCCGGTATTCTATCAAAGAACTTTCTGATTGCTTAACAACATCAAGATACCTCTCTGAATGCGTAAAATAATTAGATAAATATATTTTATCATCCACCCAGTTATAAGAAGCTGTTCCATTTGGAACATTTCTAGGTTTAAACACAACTCCTTTTGGCATAATCCCATATTTTTCTTTCAGGTTCCGCAGCGTACTTTCAATCATATCCACGGATGCAGGACTCATCCTTTTCGACAGCTCAATTTCTTTAATAATACCATCTTTTATCATCCTTGTTTCTGCCTCTGTTTTATAAATCTCCTGCTTCTCCAGTATTTGGTCTTCCAATTCTTTTATCCTTTTCAATAATACCTGCTTATTTCCAGACACCTCTTGCAGCCGCTCCGCCTCTGCTCCCGTTCCTGTCAAATCAAAATATACTTTCTGAGTCAATGTTTTTTCCTCGTTTTCCAGGTCACGTATCTTCTCCTGCAAACCGACTTTTTTATCATTTATTATCCCAATTTCTGTTTTTAAATCAGTTTTTGGTTCATTCACAACGGGATTCTCAGCAACTATCTCCGCATGGCGTCTCTTCCATTCTTCTCTTCTAGCTGCATATCTTTTCTGATTCTCTGAATCTAAAGAATACTCCGTCAGTCTCTCAAACCGTTTCTCCTGTCTCTCTGCGTACTGCTGCTGTGCTTCCTTTTTTGCATTCAGACCAATCGCTTCCAGCTCTTCCTTTGTCCAGGTGTCGTCCGCTGTGGATATTCCCGGGAAGTAAGTGGTATGGCTGTCTTTGCATCTTGGCTATATTTTTCAATATCGGACTATCTCATCACCCTTAATAGGTGCGGTGCGCTTCGAGCGGTACGTCTCCGCCCTACTTCCTTTCGGAATAGTCTCTACACTTTAAACTTGAATATCTTCTTTATATTTCCATATATATCCGCCTGCCGTTTTTTGTTTTCTTCCTTTCTGTCGTTCTCCTCGGCAAACAACATCTATGGAATTAATCCCTGTCTGTCTTTGTGCTTCTCTGTAAGATGGGTATTCAGCAATAAAATTTCCGTTCAAACCAAACTGTAGTACTGGTTTTTTAATAGCGTATTCAATCTGCCTATCGTTTCCCAAAATTCTAACACTGTGCATATTATTTTCTGTATACGTCGCCCACTCTAAATTTTCCACTGAATTATCTGCTTTGTTCCCATTTTTATGGTTTACAGTAGGTTTGTTTTCGGGGTTGGGGATAAATGCCTCTGCTACAAGTCTATGCACATGCTTCGGGCTTATTTTCCCGTTTTTAGAAAGCTGAACATACATATAGCCCCTGCTTTTTGTTGCTGGTTTTAATATACGTTCACTGCGCCACGTTTTTCCTGTTTGATTTGTATATGCTCCAATTCTTTTTATTTTCCCTGTATTACTTACTTGATAAACACCCTCATAGCCAATTACATCTTTCCAAAGCTCCATGTGATATTCCTCCTCATTAGGATTATATCACACTTGCAAGGACTACTCAAGTTTCTTAGCACGGGATTGTGATTTCTCCGTTCCCCGTTAGCATATAACTATTATTTTTTTATGTCATATACACCCGCTTTGTAATGCGGTTCACACCGTTTTACTACCACCCAAACTCAACATTCAATGGTAGAGCCCTGAAGCTATTGCTTTTGACATTAACGGATACGGTCCGTCTCTTGATGTCCCACCACTCCATACATCATCAATCAGCACCTTCCCGCAGAACGGAAGGCATTTCGGACAAGGGTTTCCACGTTTATTCACAATAACAGTGTGGATTCCCCACTCCTGGCGTTTCACACCTTCGCCTTGCAGATATGCTCTCTTGCAGGCTGTTCGGATTGCCATATCCGCATAGTCCGAAAGCGTATGCCTTGCTCCATTGGCATATTCCACGCAGTTTAACCCAGCGGAAAGAAAATCTTTTGCCGCCATATCCACCGCTTTTTCATAAGTTCCAGCTCCGGTATTGGCATATACCTGGGCGTTAAAGATGATTTTCCGGTACTGGTCTTCTGCCATACGAAGAACGGCTGTTTCCGCCTTCTTCATATCGTCTGTAGTGGCTTTTATCAGCGTTTCCAGTTTCCTTTCATTCAGCTTAAAAAACTCCGCTGTTGCACCTTTGGAAATTCTTTTTGCCGGGAATCCTTTTTTTATAGCGTCCAGTATAGCAGTCTCCTGTTCCATGTCCCCTTCATCCTTTGCCGCCCTGATTAATTCCTCTATTTTCAGGTTGAGACTTTTAAAACGCTTTTCATATTTTTTCTGATTGATTTTTTTGTATTTTTCCAGAGCCTTTATCTGTTCTGCCTGCCACATGGTCCATTGCTTATCCTCTTTTATTTCCTCTTCCTTGTGGCTGCGCATATTCCGCATCATAGAAGCGATCAATTCGTTTTCAATGGCTTCAAACGCTTTTCCAATATCATATTCATCATTTATTTTAGGCAATAGGATTACCTCCCATTCGCATACACCTTAAATCCCTGGCTTTTAAACTGCCGAATCAGAGTTTTAAGCTGAGTGATGCTTTGGCAATGGTCGAAACGCATTTCTGCTTTTCCATCTTTTTCAATCGCATATATCCCAAAAGGAACCTGCTCTTTTCCTACTGCAAGAATGCTTTCATACCTCTGTTGACTCACTTTCCAGACTTTTTTTCCTATTGTTACTATCATTCAGCCCATCTCCTCCTGTGTTCGCTTTGAATCCACCAGCATCCAGATTAACACCCGGCTCTTCTACTTCCCCGATTCCCAGTTCTTCTTTAAGTCGTTTGATTTCCTCCTGTTTCCAGGTATCGTCTTTATCATCCCCATAGAGTTCATCTACGGCCGCATCAACTGACATAATCTGTCCCTGTCTGGCTTTACTGATCGTTTCTATCTGGGATTCAAAGGACGGGTTTGCGTAATCTCCGAATTCTACCGTCACCTCTACTGGTTTTACCGGTTTCCTGTAGAATTCGTTATAAGCTTTTAGTACAGTTTCTACCAGAAGTGGAATATCCACCTGCAGTGCATTGATAATGATGTCTCTGGTGTAAAGCGTTGCCTTTTCTTTTTCCCTCTGTGCTTCGCTGTTATCCAGTTTTTTCACATCGACCCCAAGTGTGGACGGACTGATTAGCCCCTGCAGGCAGAGATCCAGCGCTGTACAATAAGATGCCAGATAACTTTCGTGCGGAATATTGGGCTGTTCCACGTCAATCGTATTCTTTGCGTTTTCGGACATATCGTTTCCTACCGTGACAAACCGATTATCGAAATGATTTGATTTCATCATTTCTCCAGTTTCCGGATTTCTCGGAATCAGGCATTCCGGGATATACTCTTTCGCACGTCCCACGCGTACTGCATCCATCCACTGTGACCACACCTCATCAAAAGCATCGTAGGAATCTATCTTTTTATCAAAGATGCTTTGCCCCCGTTCATCCCACTTCCCCGATTCGTAGAACTGGATCGGAACAGCCATTATATATTTATCTTCCGGTTTCTCTGTTCCAAATGCCACATCTATCAGATTGCTGGTCTGTGGAATGCTTTGCAGAGAAACCTGTGTATCTCCCCGGTACAGTTCATATGTGATGGTTCCGTATCCATAGTATTCATACAGGACATAATCCCGGCGATTATGCTTATATGCTGTTTTAAACACAATCTCCCGGATTCTGCCTCTTTCCGTTACCAATTCGATCCTGTCTCCCGGATAAAACTCAATGATTGGATACTGGCTCAATTCCGTATCAAAAGATATTTTAAAAGCTCCGTCACCAATATATAATGTTTCTTTTACTACCTTTTCCAGCTTTTTGCGGAATTTATTGTCTTTATCAATCTGTTCCCACAATTCCTGCACTTCCCGGTCTTTTTCGATTTGGATGTCCAGATCTGCCAGGGTGATTCCTGCCAGAGTATCTACGACCAGCGCAGGAAGCCCTGTATGGATTTTTCTGATTTCCTGTCCCGGTGTACTCTTACACGCCCAGAACTTATATTTATCTACTCCTGTATCAATCTGGCTGTAAAGCTGCTGCAGCTCCTCACTGTCTCCGCGGTACCAGATTCGATTTTTGATTGCATTTGCCTCATAATCTAAAGGCTCGTTAATTAAAATATGTGTCGGACTGGCTTCCTGCACATTCAGCCAGCTTCTGATTCCTCGTTTTACATTTTCACTCAATCTTTTTGTCCACCTCATTTCTTTTCCTCCTCAAATCCAATCAGATGCCTGTAAGGAATCCAGGCGTACTGCTGGCTGTTAATTGTATGGTCATGTCCGTCCTCCGGTTCGTCCTTATCTTCTTTCCAGCTGTAGGAATCCAGTTCCGCCAGATGCTCTGTACAGGTATCTACTACTAAATAGCACTCCTGCTGAATCCAGCCAATCTGCAGATTGATTCGATCTAGAATCGTAACCTTTTTATAACTGTCATAAAAACTGTACAGGCAGCCTTTCAGCCGCTTGTATTTGTTTAGCTCTGTAATCGTCGCCTGATCGGCGTTATCTATGAACACATCCCTGGCAAATCCCCAGTCCTTCCGGCATTGTTCCAGAAATGCAATAAATTTTACTGCTGTATCAGAAGGCGCAAGAGGAACTTCCAGTTTTGCATTGTTGTAAACCTTTTCCTCCAATGTGATTAGCCGTCTGTCTTCTGTGATTCCTTGAAATGTCATAGCAATGGTATCCGGAGACTTGCTGGAATACGAAGTATCCAGTCCGGCTGTAAACTTCTTAAATTTCAGCTTTCCAGATTTTACCTGCTGCCTTACCCACTCCGCAGAAACAACATGCTTCTTCCGGTCAAAGTTCGGAAATATCAGACCGGTGGCTTTTCCTCTTAAACCTTCAATCTTATTTTTCCAGATTTTAGTCCCTTTGGGTGTGTTCTGGATGATTTTATCCAGCTTCTCTTTCGGAAGTCCTGCGTTATCCTTAAAAGAAAAGAACCAATGGACCCAACCGGGTTTTGGTTCTTCTCTCAATTCCTCTTTAATTTCTTTCGGTGTTTCGTTTTCCCATTCCGGGAGAGGTCTGGAACAGTTGATGTACTCTTTGTATATGTCAAGACTTGGATCATCTGGATTTAACGTTGCCATAAGGTAATCACAACGCATGGCAGATTCCCGAACGAAATCTATATCCGCTGTATTGATTTCGTCTATATACAGGCAGCCATACTGACCGCCGAGGGCTTTCTGCCACTTCTTTTTGTCTCCATATCCCATCACGTATACGACTTTATCTCCTCCGGAGGTATGGAATAAAATATGCGGGATTTTATCATCTTTAGTTCCGTTGCCGTTGTATTCCGTGAGCACACCAAAATCGTCAATAATTCCCAGGTCTTTGTTGATAATATTCTTTTCTGCTGTGCCGGTATCTTTGGCTGCAATGATGTGGAGCTTTTTGGGGCTCTCAGCCACTTTTAACATAAACTTAAATAAGCCTACTGTGGTTTTTCCTGCTGCCGTAGTTCCTTCAAGGAACTCGACCGGAGCATCGCATTTTAAAAACGCCTTATATTTCTTCGAAAGAAGAAGATTTTCTGCGCTCATTATCCATCACCACGCATCTGCTGAAGAATATTATCAAGTTTGGTTTTTTCTTCCTGCAGTCCAGATACCTCTATCTTGTTTTTAAACATGCCGAGATGTTTACCCAACAGTTCCAAGGCTTTTAATTTGTCAGCCATCTTGATTTCACGTTCCAATCCATCCTCACCAAAGGTTTTTACCTTCACCGACTGAATAGCAGCGGTGTCCTCAGGAGCTGCATCCGGCTTCAGTGTCGCCGTATCGGCATCTATCACGTCACTGGCATTTACGAAAGCAATCTTTGCCAGTTCCATTGCTACCCTATCAGCATTAACCCCTGTCCGTTTACTACGTTCAGCCATTTTCTTTGCTATATGCGTCTGGATGTCAGGTTTTGTCAGGTTTTCACTTCCGATAGATTTTGCTGTTCCCGGACTGTAACCCGCTCTTATGGCTGCCTGGGTGGCGTTCAAATCAATCAAATATTCTTCTGCAAATCGTTTCTGTTTCTTTGTCACTCAGGTTCACCTTCTTTCTTTTATACAAAAAAGAGACAGCAGCTGCTGCCTCTCTAATCAAATGGACCTTCTGGGACTCGAACCCAGGACCGACCGGTTATGAGCCGGTTGCTCTGACCAGCTGAGCTAAAGGTCCATACAAAAAGAACCCCGCATTTCTGCAGAGCCCTTTTCTGAGATATATTTTCGTGGGGTACGGTCTTCTGTCCCTAGGTGATACCGTATGAGCCTGATTTGACTGCCAGGCTATGACACCTGACAGCCACAATCTACATGCAAGAAGGAATTTTGCTGGTTGCAACTGTGATTTTGCTTTCTGCATTGTATACTATAACATATCAAATCGGGACATGTGGGACAAACGGGACAAACTTTATTTTTCTTTTAAAAATCTTTGAAATTCTTTTTTGACGCTTTCCTCTGTTGCCTTCCGCCCAATCTTTTTTGCTACCTGCTGCCATGTCATCCCTTCAAAAACCTTATACCGGATAATTCGCTGCATTCGAACCGGAAGTGTATTCATCCACTCTTCCACCTTGGTTTTAATCTTCTCGGCATCTGCCTTTCTCTTTTTCAGGACCTTCTCTTCCATTCGAAGCTGAGAATCTTCCCGGAAGGTAAAAGTTGTTCCCTGTATTTTAAAATGTTGGGGATTATAAGGATGTTCCGGATTGCTCCCTGAAACATTTGTCTGGACAATGGTCTTTTTCTTCTTTTTCAGTTTTTGCATATCTTTCTCTGTCTCTTTAATCAGCTCGCACGCATCTATGTACTGCTCCAGTATGCTCTTCTCCATCGGTATCACCTCCTCTCTCATATCTTCTGCTCAATTTCACGATTTCTGGTTCTGTTCCTGCCTGCTCCAGGATTTTTCTTGCCCGACCTGGAGACATCTGCAAATCCCTGCACATATGATATACTTTTCTCTCATCCATACTTTCCTCCCGAGTCAATCTTTTATGACTTCTTTCGTGCACTTTACCCACATACATGGTGGTCCTGATATTAAAGAGCAACCTCCGTTTCCATCTCCAAAACAGCATTTAATACAATCGGTCTCGTTGCAATATCGAGCAACGTAATCTCGGCTGCGTATTGCCTCCTTTGCTGTTTTATCTAAAGATTCCCCATTATCACTGCTGCCCGGTACGCTGCTCTCTGCTCCTTTTTCGGGAGGGAAGAGATAAAGTCCAGGATCTCCTTTCTCGTTGCTTTGTGTGTCTTTATGATTTCTACCATATCTTTTCTCCAATCTTTTTGCTCCTGCTATTATTAAATAATCTAAGATCATTCCTAAGGCTATTGCCATTGCAAAAATTGTAATCTGCTCCACTTATTCCCCTCCTAATGCACATTCTGTACAGAGCGCTTTCAGGGTTTTATCCTTTTTCAAACACGCCCGTGTCAGTTCGCTTTCCCAGCACTGCTGCCCACACTGAGGACAGGTGGTAAGCTTCCAGTCCTTGTGCTTCGGTTCTGGGATATTCTTTTTCATACTCATTGTAAGCGTTCCGCCTCTTTCTCCCTTGTATCTTGGTCTTATCATTTCCTTCTCCACCTTCTTCATTCTTCCATCCTCCTGTTCCAGTCGTCTATTTTTGGACATCCGCTCGGTCTTGCCCCATACACCGTAGAGGTTAATACAATGGATTTGCATTTTGGATGTTTGCAAAACCAAGCAGAATCATATTCGCAAGCTGGGATGTTCGCAGCATTGCCTTTGCAGCTTATTCTTTTATTTTCCATAGTTTTCCTCTCCTTACAAACAATTTCTTCCAAATATCTTCATAAACTCTTCTCTGCTGCCTACCTGCTGTTCAAATTCCTGCTGCCCTATCCTTTCCAGGTATTTCCTTGTCCGGGCGCAGGTATGTACTGCTTCCTTTCCGGTTTCATGGCATTCTACACACAGATAAACCTTTAATCCATATTCTTCTGATCGGCTTCTGTTTGCCCCATCAAAGATATGGTGCTCATGGGTGTAGGTATGACGTTTGCAGAGATAGCACACTCCTTTTCTGTTACAGGGGATGATACTTACATGATGTTTCTTTCGTTTTTTCTTACTCTTCGTTTTGGGGAAGAGCAGTCCCGTTGTATCCATAGGTCTCCTTTCCGGGAGGAGTGACAGCTCCTCCCTTATTGTGATATATATTGGATTTTAGATAGTACCCTTAATCTGCTGACAGCACATGGATTGCCATGATGCAGTATCCCTCTTCTAATCCGGTGTAATCGTCCAAAATATAGGTGATTTCTGCTCGGATTACCCTTCCTGTGTGGCGTCCTTCTGTAAATTCCATCAGTTCCAGAATATCCCCTTTCCGGTACTCTTTTTCTTTCTTCCGAAGCTCAAAGGTTTTTATTCCGTTTTTAGTATCTTTGTAGCAGCTTCCCGGAAGGCGGAGCTGGTATACCTGCTGCCCGGCATCACTGGGAAGGTGGTTCATCTTCTCCTCGTCTTCCCGTTCTTCCAGCTTTTTCTTTGTTTCCCGGTCTATCCGATTCTGTTTCTCACTGTATTTCTGTTCTTCCGTCTTTTGCGCCGGCGCAATTTTCTTTTCCGGAATCGATTCCTGGTTTTCTTCTGGCTCAGGCATGTACTCCGGGTGATTCAGAATGTTGTCCTGTCCCGGAATTTGCTCTTCCTCACTTCCCGTTTCTCCAAAGCACTTCTCCCATGTTTGTGTTCCTGCGCCCTCACCAAAAATCTTTTTCGTGAGTTCGAAGAAGTTTTCCCAGGTCATGTTTTCCGGATTTTTTCCAAATTCGCATACCCGGATTCCTTTTTCCAGATCGTACATCATCAGGAAGACGGTATTATAACGGTAATGGCTGTTCCCGGAAGGGTTGATAAGCTCCACTGCTTCTTTTAAGGTTTCTTTTTCATACACACCGTTCAGAAACTCCCTGTGCGCTTTGAAAAACTGGAATATCATCTCTTCCAGTACGTTTTCCGGTTCTGCTTTCCAGTTCAGTAAGTTATCCGGGTTGGATTCGTTCTCTTTCTGGAATTTCCGGAATTCCCTTATGGATTCCCTTTTCGCCTCTGGTTCGAACATTTCCCTATCTTCCTCGGAGATCTGCAGCATTTCGGTTAACTGGGAAAATTTAAAGTCCCGGTACCGTTCCTGAAGTTCCGGAGTATCTCCCGGAACGGAATATTTTTCATATACCTTGATGAACCGTGTAACCCCATCCGGGTTCATGTCATATTCTGCTTTGGCAAATTCGGCAATGCTTTTATATCCCTCCATCTCATAGGCGTGGGATTTGTCGATCCGGTTCAACTGCCAGCCTATGCGCACAAAGCTTTTCACAATCCCTCCCAGGTCTTTTTTGATTTCTTCTTTGGACTGTAAGTAGTCCGCCATCGTTAATTGTACATATTCCATGTTTTTCCTCCCTTATGCAGTGATCTGCAGCCTGTTTTTCTGTTTCCTTATCCGTCGCGCTACTTCTTTTGAGAATTTTTCCATAAACGTCTTTGCCTCTTCCGGTGGTTCGCTGTTGCGGACTGCCCGGCACTGAAGAATTCTTTCTCCGTTCATTTCCACGGTACAGAAAGCTTTGTCGGGTTCCTCTTTTCTCCGGAGAAACATCACACAGCTTTGTCCTTTCAGCATTTTGTCGTAATAGGAACCTCCTACGCAGTTATGGTTTTCCCTTCCTTCCCGGTTAAAATCCTCTTTGCAGGTGGGAAGGACGATACAAAACTGTTCATCTTCGAACCGGTATGTTTCTTCTAATTCCGGAAGCATTTCCTGAAGAAGCTTATCCTTTTCCGCAATCTCCATTTTCCTTACGGCATCTTCCTTTTCCCTGCGTTGGAGGGCGAGTCTCTGGTGTATCTGTTGGAAATTTCTCGGGAACAACACGTCTTCTGTGGGCGGGATCTGAAGATATTCCATATCTTCCAGATAATCTATGTAATCCCTGCTGCTTTCTTTATTCTGTATCAAACCTTCTAAGTACCGATGGAATTTTTCTGTATGCCCATACTGGAAGAGATTTCCCACGAGCCCTGGTCCTATTTCCGCTTCAAAGAATCGAAGTTGTCCTTCCGTTAAGGATACCCTGTATTCATTGGCAATCTGCAGGACTTCCAGTCCTCGTGTGCCTATATTTATCCTGATGCAAAAATGAAGCTGCTCTTTCGTGACCTTCATGGCTTCCCACAGTTTCTTTTTGTTCCAGTCTATTGTCTCTTTTCCCCGTCCTGCTGCCAGCTCCCAAGCCAAACGGTACAAGCCCGCTTTTATCAGGTATTCTATCTGCGGGTGTCGGACCATATTCCGGAGCATATCTGTAGGATTGCTGTAGCATCCCGGATTGTGCCGGAACAGAACTTCCACCGGGACGTACTGCAGTCCTGTTCCTTTCCTCAGCCGTTTCAGGTTTCTTGTGTAGAGCACGCATTCTTCATCTTGGTAGTACCAGTTATATCCACCGTGATTCAATTCATGGCACCAGCGCGTCACACCTGTATTTTTATATTCTCCCCACTCGAAGTATTCCACGGGCACAAAATGACCATCTAGCTTAAAACGTCTCTGTTCCCAACACCCTGCAAAGTCCAGCCGATACCCGTTTTCCTGTTTTTTCTCCAGTTTACAGTCGAACAATCGGAGGATATACCCGCTTCCGTCTGTCAGATTCTGGATAATCCCGATTTTCTTTTTGTCCGAAAGATATTTCTGTTTTTTCCACGCCTTCATCCACGCCTGGCTTTTACAGGCAGGGCAGACAGTCATCTGGTTGTGTTTTGGCTGCTCCTTCAGATGAACGGTTTTCCCGCAATGTGTGCAAAGAGCAGAATGGTTTTTGTCGCCATATCGATAGATCAGGTATCGCTCGTTGATAAATCCCTGGTCTAAAATCCATTTGTCAAAATCCTTGGGAAGCTCCGGAACTGCGTCCATAACCGCGTCAATCCCCTCCAGCTCACTTTTATATTTCTTTGTCAGCCGGTCTTTCGCTACTTCGTGCTGGAAGGTAAGGATTGCTTCCTTTGCTTCCTTGTTCCCGGTTCCCAGATACTCGTTTATCTTCTTTTTATCCGTCTCAGATACCCAGGGCTTCTTTGCAGATGTTCCATATGGCAGCCTTCCGGTGTCGTAATTCAATGTATTGATTTTCCCGGTGCGCCATTTCTCTTCCCTTACTGCATAGGTAAGATGGGTATTTTCTTCTTTTGAAAGATAGATTTCATATTGTGGTATCTGTTCGCCTGCTGCCATCTGTTTTCTGGTAAATACCGCCACTTTCAGGATATTGTTTTCTATCACTGCCCGGTAATAAAGGTTGTATTCATATTCCGTATATTTTACGTTGTTCCCATACATGTACCGGATTTCTTTCTGTACTCCAGTGTCCTGCCGTACCATCTCCAGCATTTTCGTGGTTGCATACAGCGGCTTCATCATGCGTAATTCTTTCTTTTTCATTTCTTTTCGCCTCCGAGATAGTATTCCCGGATGAGTTTCTTTGCCTGTCCCATTCCCGGGATTCCCAGTGTGACTCTTCCGGCAGTCACACCAGCCTCTTTTAAGATTTCTTTCTCAATGGGTATCTGATGGGCAAAAGACCATTTCAGCAGGACAGCCAGGCAGCCTTTCAGGCTTTTTCCTTTTACCCTTACCGCTGCTGCCATATCCGGATAATCTATGCACTGCCCGCGGATATACTCCACCCAGTCTGCCATGATCTCCTTTACATCCAGCTCTTTTGATTCCAGATCCAGTTTTCCGTTCGCAGCTGTGATCTGGTCGCAAAGGAAAGGAATTTCCCCCGCTATAAACATTTCTGCATAAGCTTCCGGAATGCCGTTTTCCTCTGCCATCAGCCGCAGGCTCTCTATATCTCCCTCTTTCAGGAAATTCCCTGCCAGTTCATTCAGTTCCTCATAGCTTCCCATTTCTCCGAATTTCTCAAACATTTCTTATTCCTCCTTGCATTTTTTCTATTACTCTTTTGAAATGGTGACAAATTGTCACCGTTTCCCCTGTCTGTCTCTGTCGCGGACACGTTCTACTGAGGTACTACCTCAGTGCGTTCCCATTTCTCTCGGTTTTCCGTGGACATTTCTGGAAATCTGTCTTTGATTTTTCGTTTTCGGAATGAATATTGTTGATAAAACCTCAGTCTTTCCGTGTCTTTGCTTATTTTTCCTGTTTTTTTGTGTCCAAAAGTACCGCAAAGCCGCATTTTACCTCAGTAAGAGGCTGTTTATTTCTTTGTATTTTTCCATGTCCTCATAAATGACTTTTACGGTGTGCGGACGGGACTTTTCCCATATGAGCCGCCACAACTCTTCGTTTTTTATTTTCCGACCTCCCGGACGTTTCCATCCGGAACGTGCCCATGAGGGGAGCTGCTCCCATCCATTGATAAAATACTGACTGTCTGTAAAAATCGTTATGTTTGCCGGGTGGTTTAAGTGTAGGAAACCTTCACAGGCACACTGCAGCACAAGGCGGTTCCCGGTTATGTTATAAAAAGTCTTGCACGGGCTTCTTTCATGTTTTAGAGCCTGGCAGATGAGCATACACTTAAATCCTGCTTTTTTATGTTTTCCCGGCGCGCTCGTGGAGGTCACCAGGAACATACCTACCTCCTGCATCTTTAAATCCTCCTGTTCAGCTTGATCATGGTGTATCTCCGGTATTTATATCCCGTTACCGGATTGATGCCTTCGTGAATGTTTGCTATGTAATATCCTTTTTGAGGTTTCGGTTCTTCCTTCCAGCGTACCAGCTTATCTACCTTCGGTTTTGGAAGGGGCATATTCCGGGAAATGTTATAACTGGCTTCCCGCAGTCTTGGCTTTCCGGGTGTTCCATCTTTCTTTTCTTCCCTTGTGTTCTCGTCCTTTGTGATGTAATTTGCAAGACGGGTAAAATCCTCGTCATACAGCTTGTCGCTCCTTTTTATCTGGATACAGTTTGTTCCTCCATGTTTCCAGGCATTTGTAGCAATGGTGGCGGTATCCCCGATGTTATTGAGGACTACATGGATATGCCAAGCTCCTTTTGTTCCCCGTTCGATATTCCGGATCCAGAACAGCTCATACCCACGTTTCCGGTATTCTTTCCGCACGTATCCAATTGCTTTCCCAAACAGATCTACCGCTTCCTTCATATCCTCCGGGCGCTTACTCATTTCGAAGGTCCATGTGATAAAATAATCATCTGTTTTAAAGTATTTCAGAAGGCGGTGTCTTGCCCTCCGGAACTTGTTCTCATGGTTTACCCTCTGCATATCTTCTTTTGTGAGTTTTTTCTTCTTTCCCCTCGGCTTCCCAGGAGCTCCATAGTTCCCGTCATGATACTCTTCCCGGTCTATGATCTCCCCCTTCTGAAGCTCATATGTTTTTCTCTTTACTGCCATGCCATCTGTCCTAACTTTAATATCTTAATCAAGTAGTAAAGAGGCTCTTCGCCCCGTAAAAGAAAAGGAGCTTTCCGCTCCGTTTCCCTTGACTTTTTGCCGCTCAGATGGTACAGTATGTACAGGTAAATTTCTGAGTGGCAGAAGCCCGGCTCACGTATTCCAGTACGTGAGCTATTTTTATGTAATGATGTAATCTCCTCCGTAGAGGTCTTTTAATCCCTCCGCCTTGGCTATGGCTCCGTCTTTTGCACCATAGTAACTGGCGAGAGTTCCGTCCGTAAAACGGATGATCCAGCATATTTTTGTATTGTCCATTGATTTTTTCTCGTTTCTGCCTTACAATAAGGTTGTTATTTTTTATCTTTGGACCCCTATTTAAGTTGCCGCTTAACGGGGTCCTTTTCTGTTGCCAGCAACATATAAAATGCTGCAATTCCAATCCCTATCGCCCCTGTAATCTGGGCAAGCGTATCTGTCCACCGCCAAAAAGGTAAATATGTAGCCATCGCGCCGATAATGACGGATAAAATCGCATTACGCTTCATAACTTCCATTCTCCTCTTGTCCAGTAGATTCCATTTGCATCCTGGAATATTATCCAGTCGCAACAGATCAGGTACAGTGTGCCGATATGTTTCATCTGGCTTGTGTCTTGACTTGTCGTTAAAGGTCTCGCCCTTTTGTGTAGGTCGTATAATTTCATGTGTTCTTTCCCTCCTGTTTATCCTGCGGCTTTCCTCTTGTAAAAGTTCAAAATTTTCATAGATGCCTCATCTATGATTTTCTGAATCTCCTCCGGAGTTTTGTCCTTGCAATAATCATCATGGATTCTGATTTCTCCCGATCCGCAAGGAATTGTCTTTATTACTGCCATATTGCGCACCTCCTTCATTTATCCTATGTGGTTTGTTATTTATGGTTCCTCTGCCTCTCCTCTTCCAGAAGTTGTTGACTTTCCCTTTATTTTCTCCTATGCTGTAAATACAGGCGTTGCAGCGTCAATCATAGAGAAAAGGAGGTTATTTCAAATGATTATTACCAAAAAGCATCTACGAATATTGAAATACGTTTACAAGCACAAGAGTATCTCTTTTCGAAAGCTCAAAAAGTGCAAAAAATTGATAATTTGTTTGAGTTGATTGAACAACTTGTGTTAAATCACTATCTCCTGCAAATAGGAGGGTCTTATAACAATTATGGAGAACCTGTCCCGATTTCTGAATCCACTTGCTTTGAACTTGATGATTTAGGGATTGCAGAGGTGGAAAGTCATCAGTGGTTCGACTTCAAATTCGTTCTATTGCAAATCATCCTCCTATTGTAATAGCCATTATCACAACGTTAATCACAATATTCCTAACGCGGCTGCTATAGCCATCCCGATAAAACTCCCGACAACTCCACAAATTGTCGGGAGTATTGCCTGTAATAAAATTTCTTTTATCTCTTCCATATCTGTTCCACCTCCTCTCCTGCTTTCTCTTTACAAAAATGTCTCCCATTACCCTCTATTGGAGAAAACTCTCTGGCAACAATTTCCTCAATACTTAACCGTCCATCTTTCTCAATGGTTCCTGCTTCTCCATCGCGAAGGCTGGCTATTTTACTCTTTGCATCTTCCAGGCAAATAAGCTCCAACCGTTTTATTCTGCGTTCCATTCTGTCTATTCTTCTTGCTTGTGCTTCTAAATACCACTTTGGTATCCACATTTATCCCACCTCCTATCCTGCTTTCTTATCTTCTTTTTAATTTTCCTAATAAAAAATATTGATTTTCACAATATTTTGTGCAGGAACTATAGTTCTATACTTTATATTGTGTTTTTCTTGACATACCATTATATTTATAGTAACCTATCAATAGAACGTTCGTATTTCGTTCAGAAAGGTGGTGAAAATATATGGCAAGAAGAATTACAATCCGCTCCTCAGCCAAACCTTCAAGCAATGGCAAGAGCATTCGCGTTCGCACATCTGTTAGTAACGGACATTCTACTAGAACTACAACTAAAACAATTCGAGTAAAATAATTAGTAAGGGGCTATTCTATTTCGCGAGTGGAATAGCCTTTATTCATTCTCCTCTCCGACTGAAAAGATAATTAGCATCTACACCAATATCTTTCAATACATTTATGATTGCTGCTATATCCACAGCTCTCATTAGACGCCTTCCATTTAACATGTCACTAAATTCTTGAGGTGTAAAACCAGCTCTTTTTGCAAGCACCGTTTGTTTAAACCCTTTTTCTCTAATGACTTCTTTTACTCTATCAGCTACCACGCTGTTTGAAGTCTGTATATCAAGCAACTTATTTCCTCCTTTCATTTTGATAAGATTCTTGTTTGTTTAAAGAATATAACAAGATTCTTGTTTTGTCAATGCCTTTTTAATAATTTTCTTGTTTGCTTGTATTGACACACCAAGATTTTTGAAATACAATAGTCTTATAAAATAAGCAAGGAAAGTTGGTGAATAAATGAGTGTTGGAAGCAGAATAAAAGAACTACGAGAAAATAAGAATATTTCTAGAAATGAATTAGCCGATTTATTGGGCGTTACAGTTGGTGCAATATCTAACTACGAAAATGAAGTAAGTTCTCCAAAGGAACCTATTCTTTTCAAAATTATGGAAGTTCTGAAATGTGATGCAAATTATCTTTTTCAAGATGCTATTAAAATGCCATCAATGGATAATCAAGTCTCTGTTGATGAATATAACATCATAAAAAAATACCGTTCTCTTGATCTCTTCGGGCAAGAAACGGTATCTATAACTTTAGATAGAGAACGCAAACGTGTAGAATGTCTACAGGAGAAGGATAAACGTATTTCCTATTTAGAAGAGAATCCAATCGTTGTAGAAAAACAAAAAAGTACCATAGTCCGCCTTTATACCTACATGCACAAGATTGCTTCTGCCGGAAACGGATTCTATTTTGACGATATACCAACAGATACTATCGAAGCTCCATATCTTCCCAGTGCTGATTTTATTATAGGCGTTAATGGCGACAGTATGGAACCAACCTATAAAGATGGCGATTTAGTCTATGTAGAGAAAAGACAGATTATAGAAACTGGAGAAATCGGTGTCTTTATTTTGAACAATGAATGTTTTATTAAAGAAGCCGGAGAAAAAGGATTGATTTCTCATAACAAGAAGTATGACTTAATTCCTGGGTCCGAAAGTATTCAGTGTGTTGGAAAAGTTTTAGGAAAAGTGGAGATGAATTAATACATAGTTTCCCCTAACATTTTATAAAATTTAAAAAATGTGCGTGATTTTTGCGACTTTCAGTCGTATTAATATATGAGAAGCATTTTATTACTAAGGAGGATTTTA